TCATCGGTCTTGGTCCTTGTGTATTTATTAATCCGCCTTTGGCAAATCCCATCATACGAGCGGCTTGATTTCTCATTGGTGCTGCTGTGCTATATGCTCCTTGACCCCTACTATCAACCGGATAACGGTTAACATAAGGTCTTTGAGCTTGTTCTCTTGCGTATGCATAGTCATCCATTCGATCTTGGTAGTTACCATGCATCATGCTACGTCTTGCATTTTCTTGTATATCAAAAAGACTACGCGCTGAAACCTCAATAGGTTTAGTCTTTATCACTCTTCCGCCTTTTCTAAACCCAAAATTATAAGGCTTAAACATTTGCTGTTCTAACTGTTGTATCCCTCCTGCAGGGATTTGTTTTACAACTTCTTGCGGTTGCACAGTTTTTACATTTAAAGCTCCCGGTGTGCTTCCACTATGCAAAGGTTTTTGAAAATCAAAGGTATACGGATCTTTACCCGTGTTATAAATTAACTTTGCATTTCCATCTACATTTATTAACTCACCTCCAGTTATTGGAGGTAGTCCTGTTTCATCTCCAGCCATTAAATTATAAGTTGCAGCTTTACGATTAGCTAATCCTTTTAATATGCCTCCGCTGTTAGTTTTAGGATCATTAGCAGAAACAATATCTAGAGTGTTTTTAGCAAATCCTTTATAGTCTGAACCTTTTAAACTAGCAACCTGTCCTGGATATAAACGTCCTGAATTATAATAGCTATCTAAAACGGCTCGTTTAACTCCAATTGGAGCATTACTATAAGCATCTCCTAAAGTATTTATTGCTTCTTTTTCAAAATACTGTAAAACTCTTTTTGCGTATGCTTTATCTGTTTCTTTTTCTTTTCTAGGAATAGGGGGATTGTCTAACCCGTAAGGAGCTGCAGACTTTGACGAATCTTCTACTCGTTCTGAAGCACCTTTAGTTCCTTCATGCACTCCTAGGTATTCTATGTGTTCGTCTATATAGCTCATTATTTTACCCTAGGTGCATTGTAAAGATTAATCGGAGGAATCTTTAAATTACCCCATTCTATATTGTCTAATAATATCATGTATGTGCCCATATATAAACCGTTTTATGTGGCTTCTCCGCCAGATATAGTGATTGTAGGTAAGGGTGCATATGAAAATATTGCAATAATTCCTGTACCTCCTCCTGTTGCAACAGATGTTCCAGTTCCTGCTGTAGTTATTAAAAAAGTATTATCATCCCCATAAGTTACTGTAAACGTTGTGTTAAGCTGTGGAGCTGTAATCCCCCCTACAGCAACGGCTCCTGTAAAACTAACTTGGTCTCCCGTAACTGCTCCATGATTTGCTATAGTTACTGCAACAATACTTTCTGTACCGCTTGTAGTATTTGTAGTAAAGCAATTATCAGTGGCAGTGGACGTAAAAGTTTTTGACATAAAAGTACTCTTAACTTGAATAGTGTCCCCTTCATTTAGTATCTGTGTGCCTTTCCATTGAAAAGTAGCGTAAGCCGTTAATGGGTAATTAAAGTATATTGCATTACTAGCCCCTACAACTTGAGTGTCAGGTACAATATTTATGTAAACATTTCCAGCACCAGCAGTTCCATTACAAACCATAATATCTTTCATATAAGCCCTAGCATCTGTAGGACAAGTGTAAACAGCTAAATAAGTGGTAGTACAAGTAGCTTGAGCAAGTCTTATTGGAGTAACTGTTTGAAAAGCCATTAATTATCTCCTAGCCAATGCAACGTCGATACAGCTTCAATAGATTGTTTAACTGCATTGTTATTGGCATCTATCTGATTAAAATATAATCTAAGCTGATTAGAAGTTAAAACTGCTTGGTCTACATCATACTCAGTAGAAGGCGGAGCTAAGTTAGGAGCTATAGTTGAAGTTATATTAGCCATTATCCTCTTCTCCCATCTGGTTTAAAGTCTACTCTAGTCATACCTAGTTGCCATTGCACTCCTACATCTTCTGAAGCTATTTTAAATGCCATTTGTCTACCTCTTGCTCTTACAAATACTTGATTCGTATATTGGTCAATAGTTGCAGTAGTAATTACTTCCCTAGTTAATGTATTACCCGTTACATCAGTAGTGCTTAAACTTGCTCCAGGAAAGTTTCGTACCCCTACCGTTACCTGTACTTCTGGTATTAAGTCTGCCCCAGTTATAGGATCAGATGTTTCAGAATTAGTAAAGTTTACATCAGGTATAACTCTTTTAGTTAATACAAAAAAGTCTCCATCATCAATACTCATATCAGCCGATTGTATAAACGAGTTAATAGCAAGGGGTTCTCCCCCTAAAGGCTGCCCATCATTATTGCCATCTTCATGTCTATACACATAACCGTTACTTGTAGCTAATGGAAAAGGTATTGTGCCTGAATCAACCCACGTAGTTCTGTTTAATTGTCCATAATACCAAATGTTTTCTTCATAGTTATATATAACATACCTATCAATGGTAGTCGCTGCCCCCGATACATAAAACCATATTATTTCGTTAAACTCACTATTAACGCCAGCGTGAAAGTCTTCACCTTGTGTTTTGTTCATATCTTCAAATACATACTGCTTTAGCGTACAAGGCAAAGTGTTAACCCTACCATCATAGGCAAAGAATTTATCGTTACCCATCCAAAATACAATATTGTTTGCTTCTGCTACAACTTTAGACCCCATAATGTTAATAGAAGTAGATATTTCGTTCTGTGCAAAAACTGTATCTGTACCTGTAAATTGAAGTGTAGTTAATGCAGTATCTGTAAATACTAAAACTTCTTGGCGTGCTATAAATCCGGTAACAATGCTTGAGCCTTGCTGAACTCGTAAAAACCCTGCTGAGTTAGTAATTTCCGGTTTCCATTCTTCAGGTTGAGGGCCTATATCAGCATTAACATTAGCCCATCTAATAAGAAGCCCATCATAAGGTCCAGTATTGTAATCTACTTTTTGATAAGTTCCTACTGTAGTAGCGTTGCTTCCTGGGTCATAAGGAATAACATAAGTAAACGTAGTCCCAGATGGTACAGTACGTACTTGAAACTCACCTTGATATACTGCAGGAGCTTGTCCAGCTAACAATATCCAGTCTCCTACAACTAATCCGTGACCACTACTAGTAGTGACAACTGCAGCAGTACCACCCCTAGTTATCCCCGAAATTGTAGTTCCTGCAGTTAAAACTCTATTATATTCTTGAGCCCCTAAACAAAGTAAATGACCGCTTGGTGCAAACATACTCTTATTTACTTTATTAGGCACTGCTCTAGCATTAACTAAACTACTTAAAAGAACACCTCTACTAGTTAGCCCCGCATTATATTCCCAATAAAAAATATTTGAATTCTTAATATTAAAAATAATGTCGTCATTAAAATTGTCTTGGTATATTACACGAGCTGGAATAGCAACTGGAACGCTACCGCCCGCACCCCATTCACCACTGCCGTAGGGATCAGTACCCCAACCATATCCATAAGTAACCGTTGCAAACCCAATATTTAATTGAAAAGCAGCGGTAATCCCTACCCCTCCCCCAGCAGCAACACTAGAAGAAGCAGTCGTAGCTACCGTAATTTGAAAGTTAGTAGTCTCTACATTAAATATTTTAAATTCTTTATTAATGTCAGAGGCAGGAATACCTCCAAAAGTAAGCACTCCACTAAAGGTAACATAGTCGCCTTCGTCGGCTCCGCTAGTAAGAGTAACAGTAAGAACGTTAGTTCCGGCAGCCGAAGCAAACATACTATTTGTAGAAGGGGATGTTGTAGAAGTAAATGTTTCGCGGATAGGAGTGGTGTCTACCAAAGTAGTACCGGTAAGTACATACATTTTTTCATTGGTGCCAATGCCAATAACCTGTTGGTTATCAGACGTACCATAGGAAATTAAACTAGATGCAGTACCTACAAAAGGAGTAAAATTTATAGGGTTCCATCCACCTATTTTTTCAGGAAAGCCTTGTCTAAACCTAACTTTATCGCCCGAATACCATCCGCCTTCAGAAGAATAATTAGTTTGATCCCGGTTAATTCCGGGTTTAAATACAAGTTTTCGTAACGCCATATTACTTACCTTTAGCTAATTGGCCCCCGAAATAAAACTCAACTATCATCGTGGCCCACGTAAATATCTCATCGAACTTATAAAGTCCTTTAATTGTTTCAAATTTAGTAGCGCCTCCAATCTCAAATAACCCAAAAAGAAAAGATGTTGGCTTCTCAACTACCTCTATAACTGTATCAACTCCAAATAGTCCGGCTAGAGGATAAATAGCAACTAACGCTAAAATAGCGAACATTAAAATCCGTCTATTCCAAGCAGCCATAGGCGACTCTTTATTAGACTGCTCTCTAGCTTTTTGAATTTCGCCTGACTTTGCTGCTAATGCTTTTAACATTAGTTGATTTTGATCGTGCGCCTGTTGTGATTTAATAGCTACAAGTTTAGCGAAAAACCCCAAAGCGATAGGTACTAGATGTTGTAAAATTGATAACATATATTTACTCCCAACACAATACTCTTATTTTACCATACTAAGCCTATATTCACTCTGTATGCTGTATATAATTTGCATTTCCTGAAATACTTACTCTAGGAATTGTATTAAAATTTTTAGTTACCCTATGTACCATCCATCCAGGAAACATAACTAACTGCCCTACTTTAGGGAGGTGTACATAGTCTACCTTACCAGTCCATCCTAAAAACTGTGTAAATACTAATGCCCCACTATCTTTAGGGACTCTAGCATAATATACCCACCCAACGTCGTAAGGTGTGTGCTCGTGCATTTCTGATGACTCATACTGCCTATGAATTTGACCCCATTGTTGTGTTAAAATACTTTTTAAATTTCTGTATTTTAAAACTTTATTAATCTCTTCATATAATATTTTAGTAGCAGGGGCAGTTAAGTCAATTATAGAATCTTCACTTCTAGTTTGTGTAGGGTCATTACTCATAACTTGTCCTACATATGAAAAAACCTCCGCAGCTATAGCTTCATTATCCACTCCTGTTATGTTCCATATATCTGCACAATCACGAGTTATAATATCTATCCTATCAAATTGTATAGCCATCTATAAAGTATCCTCTAATACATAGTTATTATTTTTAAAACTTTTATATGCTTGGACTAATTCTTTTTTTTGTTCGACAGTTTTACACAAAGATAATTGGTATTCAAAATCATTTAAAACCTTTCCATTAACTAAAAATGATTGGCTTTTTACTTTTGGTTTAGATACAAAAAATAAAGTAACGCAATTTTTTTTAAGTAGTTTTAATGCGTGAAAATCAGAATGTTTTTTTCTAATAACAGAACCAGGCTTATACACTTTTGCTCCTTTTAAAGTAGTCTCTTTATATCCACCCCAAAGAATTATAGACGTATAGTCCCAAGGGTGAGTATGTAATACATTTTCACTACTCTTTATAACATTTATAAATACTCGTTTAGAAAACCATAAATAATATCTAGCTATGTAATCTGTTTTAAAACCATCTTTTGCTAATTTAACCGAAATAAACGGAAAGTAAGTTGTTTTAATTAGCTTGTTTATCATAGTATATCTTTATATCCTTGGACCACTCTTTTCTTTTGAGCAATTGTTTTGCATTGACTTAATTGATATTTTAAATCATTTACAATTTTTCCATTAATTAAAAAGGTTGTGCTTTTTACTTTTGGTTTAGATGCAAAAAATAAAGTAATACATTTATCTTTAATTAACTCTAGCGAATGAAATTCAGAATGTTTATGTTTAATAATAGAACCTACTCCATAAGTTTTTGTTCCATTTAAAGTAGTCTCTTTGTATCCTCCCCAAAGAACTATAGTTGTATAGTCCCAAGGATGCGAGTGCATTTCCATATCGCTACTTGATAAAACATTTACACTTACTCTGGTAGTAAACCATAAATAGTACCTATCCATATAACTTGACTTAAAATTGTCTTTAACTAATTTTAAAGTTTTTTTCTTAATTAACTTTAACATCACCTACATACTCTTTAGCAAACCATTTATCAATAATCCACCCAGATATATCAAACTCACCTTTTTTAACCGCTACGTTAGCTTTCCAAGGTTGTGCATGATGGTTATTGTGTAGTCCTTCCGATAAACCTAACCATAAAAACCATTTAAAATTTCTGCTTTTTTCATTAATATCAAAGTTTCTATATCCAAAAGGAGTCCAAGGCACATGAAACAACACATTAATAGATAGCATGTCTAGTAAATAACCTAATCCTGGAGGTGCTAATACTAAGAAGATAGCAATCTTCCAATCAATAAGAAAACTTATAGCGATTAGACTATACCAAAAAACATAATACCATTTGTCCGTAAAGGCTATTACTTTATCTTTTGCTAAATCAGTAACAGTAAATTTTAAATTATCTTCTTTTACCCAAGTCTTAGGGTTTCCTAATGCCCATGTTACTGCCGCATGAAATATACCGTCTTTTGGTGCATGTAAATCATGATCCTTATCAGTATATTTATGATGATGCCTATGAACCATAGCCCACGCAATAGGGCTTCCTTGCGCTGCCATCATACTAAGGAAACAAATTAACTTATGTTTTAAAGGGGTAGTAGTAAAAGTTTTGTGAGAAAAATATCTATGTAGCCCAATACTCATTCCACCTATTAGCCATACTCTAGAAATTAAATATGATGTTAGTAGCCACCATCCATAGCCATAAAATATAGCCATTACAATTGCTGTAATAGCGCCCAGATGCACAAAAACCCATAGGGTCCTGTGGTTTAAGAGTGCAAGCGATTGCATAAACTAACAATGTCTTGTACTGTTTGTAAATCTTCAACACTATCTTCTGGTATGGCAATACTTAATTCTTCTTCTATAGCTATAATTATTTCTACTGTAGCCAAAGAATCTATTCCCATATCCCTTATATCTTCTTTTAAATTTATTTTATCAACTGGCGTTTTTATTTCTTCAGATATAATTTTTAATACTCTCTCTGTAATGTCCATGCTATACCTTTGTTATTTTATTAAAAGTTTTTGGTTTTTGTTTAAAAGGAACTCCTATATATTCTATTACTTTAGCAGAGTAATCAAACTCATCAGGAAGCACTGCTAAATTATAAAGTCTTGGGTTACTATGATGTGTATTATGAAACCCTTCGCCCCATAATAACCAAGCAAAAAGTTTACTATTATATGTATAATCAGGAGAGTTAAAAATTCTATACCCTTTAATTGCTAGTTTAGGTATATGTGCTATTACGGTTATATAACTAATACCAAAAAATACATACAGCATACTAACGCAATAAAAATAAGCCATTATCTTTATATCTATTAAAGCAAGAAGGCCAATCCACCCTAATAATATTTTATAATAGTGCCTGTGAAAAAACATATGGTCTTTGTCAGCAATTAAATCTTTTACTCGCATGGGATTTACTTGATAAGGAGCAAAATAGTAAAACCATATTTTTATTTTATTCCATAAAGTTCCATTAGGAGGGTGAGGGTCTTTGTCTGTATCCGATGTTCCGTGATGTAATCTGTGCGTATCACACCAATATATAGTGCTACCCATACTTACTATAGTTCCAAAGAACAAAAGTATTATTTTTATAAATCTATTTTTTGGTTTAAAAGACCGATGGGCAGACATTTTATGTAACGACATGCTAGAACCAAAACCAGTAAGAAGCCATCCCCAAATTAAAGCTAATATAAATAGAGTTGTATTCCACCAAAAAAATAATGTAGCGAGTGCACCTATGTATGCAAAAGCCTGTATTATTTTTATCTTAACATTATTGCTTATATTAAATTGCGCGCACCGCATCAATAGTTGTGGCTGCTTGAACATTGGCTTTCCTTTCCCAAGAGGCTACATAAGTATCATTTACAAAAGTATTCATAGCTGTTGCAAAATCTTTAATTGTCTCGTCGGTTAAAACTATATCATTATTATTCATATCACGCCATGTAAAATTAGCAGGTAAACTTATATTAGCATCAACCATAGCTACATATCCCGCTAAGTTAGTTCTACTTAAATCATCAGCATCAAAGGTATTGCCATTCCATGTAAACCCTGCATTTAAAGTAGCTACTCTATCTAAATTAATATCTTTATCTGCTTTTTGTTTTTCTTTTTCAACAGTCCACTCAGTATACATAAATGGATTTCCATCATAAGTGTATTGAGTTTGTCCCATATGATCAATATTGTATTTAGCTAATTCATCTTGTGATGCTACAGTATCAAGGTAAGAAAATATAGGAATACCATACTTAGCTGCTTCATCTGCAAACTGTGTCATTTTATTAAGAATAGCTGTTCCAGAACCTTTTAAGTTAAGACAAGCTATTCCTATAGGTTTAAATGGTCTAGTATTTTGAACCTCATAGGAATACAAATAGTTTCCACTAACTATTCGAAGTTCAAAGTCTAGAGAAGATATTTTAGCAATCACTGCTTCTGCATAAGCTTGTGTTACTGTTGGGTACTGAGCCATAATAGCATCTAGTGCAGGGTCATCTTGTCCTTGTTCTTCAATAGCGGCTTCTTCTGCATTAATTTTAGCTTGTGCTGTTTCCCATAAAGCTTCAGCGGCTTCTGCCCAGTTAGGTAGTTCGTCTATTTCAGTATTTACTCCTTGACCTGGATATTCAATATGTCCTTTGGCTCCATCCCATTGCAATGCCCATACATTTGCTGGAATACTGCAAGTCGATAGGTCTAAACCAACAATTCCTACTTCATTTTTAGCAACAGAATTATCGGCTACTATAATTGACAGTTTCATTTCTTATCTCCTAATAAATTTTGTTTTGCACTTTCAGCTAATACTTTAATACTACTTTCATTAGCTTTTACCATTTCATTCCTAAATGATTCAACCGCTGCTCCAGTTTCTCTTTGAGTACCTGAGTTTTCTATCTGTAACAAAGGCATCCAAGCTATAGAACAATTATACTCATCTACTTGATTGCCAGTATTCTTATCAATCCCTTGTACTTTAACAAACCAAGCACACTCTAAACCTATACATTTTTTCTTTAATAAAGGACAAAAAGTACCTTTTTCTAGTTGCATTTAATTCCTTTCAATTCTATTAATCTGCTACTGCTGTTATAACGTCTAAGTATTTTACAGCTAAATCAATTGCAGTTCCACTAAATGTTGCAGTACCAGAACTAAATGAGAATGAGTGATCGTGAGAACCGCCTCCACCTGTAGCCCCTGAAGTATTAGTGGTTTGAGTGCTGGCTGTAGCTCCCCCTTTACCAGACCCTCCAGCGATATTGCTCAATCTTACTACGTAAGGGTGAGTATGGCTTGGTATCTGTGCTGTGCTCAGCGTTGTAGCACTTGTACTACCAGAAATTCCTGTAACCGCTACCGAACCTGCTACCGACTGCGAGGTAAAAGCCGAGGTAAAGTCTACTGTACCTGCCGCGCCTCCTCCTGTTCCAGTCACAATTCTCATTGCATGTTGATTATAATTTGTTGTGTCTTTTGTCCATCCAGTTGGAGCTGCGTTTTGAGCAAATATCATTCGTGTACCTGAATCAAAACCCGCTGATGCGGCAGAAGTCCAGTCCGTACCATTGGATGTTAAAACATTTCCTGTTGTGCCTGGAGACACTGATGTAATAGCTCCTGTGCCTTCCCCAATCAATACCGCATTCGCTGTATGAGTCGCTGCCCCTGTACCACCTTGAGCTACGGTTAACGCTGTAGTTAACCCAGTAAGAGAGGTAATGTCAGAGTTAGCTCCGGCAGCTGCAGCGCCTAGATTAGTTCTAGCTCCGGCAGCTGCACCTGCACCTGTACCACCAGAAGAAACAGCCAAAGCTGTACCTAAAGATAGTGTGGATAAATAGCTAGTCGCATCTACTACATTAGTGCTAGTGTTGTAGATAAAGGTAGAAGTTGCTGCTGGAACTGCAACGGTTGTGCCCGATGCGTTTTTACATGTAATAGTGTCGGCTGTACCGTTATTAATTAAGTATAACTTTTGAATAGCTGGTAAAACTAAATCTCTAGCGCCACCTGTAGTTCCTCCTAAATTAAGTCTTAAGTGTCTACCTACTTGAGTTGCGTTTGAATTTGTTAGAGTAAGCGTTACATTACCACTAGAAAATGTAACATCAGCTGAACCAGTAATGGCTTCTTCGAGAGCTGTTCCTAAGTTTACGTTTGTTGTAGCACCCCATACTCCAGACTGTTCTCCGGTTGTTATGAGTTCAATTTTTAAGTCTGAAAATGTACTTGCCATGGTTATCTCCTATTAACTTGATTGGCCGCTTGCAGGTACACTTGTGACATGGACTTTGGTGTGTTGCTTGCCTTCCCATGCGGCACCACAATCAGAGCAGATTCCTGATTTATATTCTTCTGCATCTACACGCATTCCACAATTGGAACACTCTAAATGCGTTTCGTACTTATTTATTATTGTACCATCTTTTAATGTTTTTGCTTCAACTATCATGTTACTATCCTTGTCCATTTAGGGTCTTGAGCTGTGTCTATCAATCCCCATACTAAAGTAAAATCGTTAGTCTCACAAGTTCCACTAACCCCCGTTACACTTACATTTGCTTTACCAGTCACACTAACCGTACCAGTTGCCCCAGTTCCTACTACTCCCGTAGGTAAAACTCTATTTTCCGTGACAGTAGTAGCGGTGCCTGGTGTAGCTGTCGCGCTTACTCCAGTTAGTGATACTGTTGCTTTGGCTCCTACAGTAACTGAACCAAGAGCAGTTGTACCAAAGTCTCCTAAAACAGCTTCTACTACAGAACTTGAAACAGTAGATACATCCCCTAACGCTGTTGTTCCTGCAACTCCAGTAACTGAAAAAGAAGCTATACCTGATACAGTGGCAGCGCCTAAAGCTCCTGTTGCACTTACACCTGTTGCTACTGCTAATACAACCGGTTTACCCCAAGTTCCTCGACCCCATGGTCCAGAACCCCAGCCAGTCCAAGTTTCTGCAAATTCTAGATACCCAAGTCCAGTTGTACCACCTACACCACTTACCGTAGTTGATGATTTGCCTGACGCGGTTGAGGTACCTACACTCCCTGTTGCACTGACTCCAGTTGGTGACGCTCCGCCACCCGCAATAATTTCTGACGTCGTGCCTAACCCAGTAGTACCTACCACTCCTGTAACGGACATGTTAACGATAATGGCAAAGTCGACATCCCCTAGGGCTGCCGTACCAGCTAGTCCTGTCACATTTACGGTAGCATTAGCTGACGTTGTAACACTGCCTAAACCTGTGGTGCCAGTAAAATTAGTTACTGTTTCACCCCAAGCATCAGTATCCCAAGCTCCCGAGCCATACCCACCTAGGTGAATAATTGCGTCAGCCATAATAGACCTCTATTACGCTATACGTATAATTGCGTTTGTAGCATCAAATGTTGGGAATACTATTGAAAAATCTCCCGCTGTTGATGTTTTATCTCCACCAAAATCTAATACTGCAACCGCTTTATCTGCTTGAGTCGTATTAAAAATTAATGCACCCCTAGCTGTAATACTTGCGGTGGTGAAAGTTTCAGTTGCAAAGTTTAGAATCGCTGTTGTACCGTCTGCTTGTGGGACAGCTGAAACGCTTAAGGCTTGACCTTTTGCAGAGTATCCTGTTCCTGATGTTTCGCCTGATGTTGTATAAGCTGCTGTTGCCGCATTCAAAGTTGCTGATGAAGTATATAACGCCAGATTAAAAGTGTCAGCCGTTGTAGCCGCACGAGTTACTGTAGTACCAAACGCGTGAATCCCGTTCAGTATTTCAACTTTAAACGACGTACACATTGCCTGTGAAATTGCCATGGTTTTCTCCTACTATATGTTTAAAATAGTTTTAATTAATTCAGAATGCCCTGCTTCACGCAGTTTATTCGCTATTGTTGTACGGTCTGACTTCACCGCTTGTTTTAAATGGTGCACTAGAACGTGTCTAATATGCCCTTTAAAAGCTTCTGCTTGTTCCTTTATTAAAGGATTTGCATCTTTGCTGACATACATAATTTTATCTAACGCAAACTCAGCTATTTCTTCCGGTGTATGCCCTCTGTACGACGTTGTATGTACCTCAAAATCCATGTTGCCTAATCTTAATTCTTCCATTATACCCCTTTCATTATAAATTAACCTACTCTTCTGCCTCTTCCAGGAACCGGTATTCGTACTTGACCGCTTCTATAAGCATCCCTTCTATTCTTACCTTCACCTAAACCTGTTAATAATGCCATTGCTTCTTGATAACGTGCTGTATAGTTGGCTACCGTATCAGGCTCTGATAACATAAATGCAGCTGCTTCCAAAAGAGACCCGTACAAAAGAGCACTATCAAAGTTGTCACCCAACCAAGTAGAGCCAGCAGTAACAATAGTTTCAGGATAATAGTAATAATGTAGTTCCGTATTATAATCAGCATCCGGTGTTGGCCCTAATAACATTGCAGTGTCATCAAAAATAGAATAATACTCTGGTTTCCCAAAAAACGGTATGTCCGTATCAGGGAAAGACTCTCTAATAAAATTGACGTCTTTATTTAATAGGTATGTATACGCGTTAGTTACCGGATCAATTACAGCCATACTAAAAGAAGATAGCCAATCTGTAGGTAGCCCCATATACTTATTACCTGTTGTCATTCTACCCGTCACATTCTTTCGCAAGTCAGGTAGCTGTGTCGTGTTATATATTCTTTGCTCAGCGTTTTGAATAAATATATTTATATCCGTAGTCGAATACTGATTCTCAGTATAACTTTGCACTGCTGCTACTAATTCTGTATAAGTCATTACTTATCCTTATGCCATTGGTCCACGAGCTTTAGTACCTTTAGTAGCTGCGCCATTACCACGAGTTTCTACACCTGTTGTTTTAATATCTTTTTCTGGATACCCAGCAAAGTTCGGTACAGGTACATCTTGTGGTTGAGCAAACCCATCTACCATTTTAGGTTTTCTTGTTTGATTTTCTTTAGCCATTCTAATCTCCTATTTCTACAGTTACAGTACCTAAACCGCTGGTACCTTTCAAATCGTCAGGTATATCGGGTATATTCAATATATTACCTGACCCTACAGGGTTCCACCCCCATTGTATGTCTCTACTACTAAACGGTCCGTATGGTATAAGACTTTTATCTGGTCTTGGATCTCTTACAGCTTGAGGATCATCAACCGGATACATACCCTGCATGTTTTGCGGTTGGTCTGGATTCCAACATTCTGTACACGCTAATATATTTGTTTTTGTTTCTCTTACAAATAAACTTTTTAAAGTCTTTAGTTTAAATTGAAACCCACAAACATCGCAATCTGCTATTGCATTTTTATTAGTGGTGAACTTACTCATTATTTACCTTTTAAATATTGCCTGTCTCTAATTATCATACCGCCTTCTTTAAACGTAAATCCTGCTTCTAATCCAAGTTGTTTATTTGTTCGTTTAGGATTAGTGCTACCTTTAAATTTAATAAAAGAATCTTTTGTTGGTTTATATTCTGCATCAACACCTATTCTATCAACAGAAGCACGCGGTTTTCCTTTCTTAAATGATTTAGAAGCTGAACCACTTACATACGGAATTGCCGTAACTTTCTCATTTTTAATAACGTATTCTACTCTTCCGCTGCCACCTATACCCTTTTGATTAGCATGGTAGCCTCCAGAAACGCCGAGTCCTTTTTTCTTTTTATCTCCCATCTTATTTACTTCTTTGTTTAGCTCTAGTTTTTCCACGAATGGCTATACCGTCCATTCTGCACTTGCCTTTAACTGCGCCACCGTGTTTCATCTTTTTATGTTCTGAGTCTTTCATTATAGTGCCGTCT